CGCCGCCACCCAAGGCGCCGGCGACCGCCCTCATGCCCGCAGACATGGCGCCGGCCGGCCCGAACCAGTCGGTGCCCGCTGAGATGGCCGGGGCGCCCATCATGAATGGAGCCGAGAAATGACCGTGACCCGAGACACCTGGACGACGGCCTACGTCAACGACCTGCCCGACAGCGCCTTCCTGCTGATCGGGCCGGGTGGGCGCAAGGACGCCGACGGCAAGACGATCCCGCGCAGCCTGCGCTACTTCCCGGTCAAGAACGCGGCCGGTGACGTCGACGAACCCCACGTGGCCAACGCCCTGGCGCGCATCCCCCAGGCGTCGACGCTCTCGGCCGCCCAGCGGGCGGCCGCCATGGACAAGGCCAAGGCGCTGGCGAAGACCACGACGGTCAGCGGGTCCAAGGGTGAGTACACCGGCAAGGCCGGCAGTGGGCGCAGCGGCGACCCGCCCGGCGCGATCCTGGCCCGTACCTTCGAGGTCGAACTGGAGATCCGTGACACCGGTGACGGCCGCACGTTGGTCGGTCGGGCCGTCCCTTACGGCGAGACCATCAACCTCAAGGACGGGACCCGTGAGCAGTTCGCGCCGGGCGCCTTCGCCACCCAGGTCAGCGCCGGGCCCGACCAGTGGCAGCGCGTCAAGCTCTTCGACAGCCACCAGGCGCGCAGCAACGGCCAGCAGCCCATCGGCAAGACCTCCAGCCTGGCCGAGACCATGATGGGCCTGATGGGCATGTGGCCGCTCTACAACACGACCCGCGCCTCAGACGCCCTCGAGTTGGTCCGCAGTGGTGAGGTCACCGGCCTGTCCATCGGGTTCTCCCCGGCCAAGGGCGGCACCCAGACGGGCCCCAACGGCGAGGCCGTGCGCACCGCCGCCCACCTCGATCACGTGGTGCTCACCCACGAGCCCGCCTACCAGGGTGCCCAGGTGACCGCGGTGCGCGACCGCTCCGGGCTCGAGCAGTGGCGCCGCCACCAGGCCCGCCAGCACCAAATGCTGGACCAGCTCGGTCGCCCGCTCTAGCATCGACCCTGACTGACGGCTGAACCGTCCAGGGCTGCCCCCGCGGATTCGAACCGCGGCCCCGGCGAGAGGCGAACCGGCTGCGGGCGAAATGTTCCGCGCCGCGCGCCCACGGCGCCCGACCTTCTCGGAGGTCCCAAATGCCGAACCGCCTGCTCGACCGTATGGCCGGTGACTACCGGACGCTGTCCGACAGCTACGACGAGATCCTGAACCGCTGCGACACCGAGGGCCGCGACCCCACCGAGGACGAGGCCGGGCTGCTCGAGGGCCTCCGCACCGAGATGGGCCCGCTCGGTGAGCGCCTCGTGGAGCTGCGCGAGACCGACGAGCGGCGCTTCGCCGCCGTGCGCGCCATGACCGACGCCCCGCCCGTCGAGACCCGCAACCTGCCCATGGTCCGCGTGGGCGACGAGCCCGAGGTCTACCGGCGCGACGCCGGCGGCGAGGGCCCGCGCTTCTTCAGGGACCTGCTGCACGCCCAGCTCGACGGCGACCCCGACGCCGGGGACCGCCTGCGCCGGCACTCGCTGATGAACCGGGCTGCGGGCACCACCACCACCGGTACCGGTGTCATTCCGCCGACCTGGCTCTTCGAGGAGTTCGCCATCATCGCCCACGGCGCCCGGCCCTGGGCCGACACGCTGCGCCGCGTCGGCATCACCGACGCCAACCCGGTCAACATCGGGGTCCAGGTCGTCCCCGGCGCCGCGGTGACCGCTCAGGCGTCCGAGAACACCATCCCCAACGACGGCTCGTTCAACGTCAACCTGTTGACCACCAGCCCCAAGACCTACACCGGCAAGGTCGACGTGTCGCGCCAATTGCTCGACGGCTCCAACCCCGCCGTCGACGGCATCGTCTACGCCGACTGCATGGGGTCCTACAACGAGCAGATCGAGACCGCCGTGGTGAACGCCATCAACGGGGCCAGCGGCTTCGCCGCGGTGATCACCTACCCGGGCACCGCCCCGGTCTACGCCAACCTGCCCGACTGCTTCATCGACGCCGCCGCCAGCATAAGGAAGCACCGTAAGGCGGCACCGAAAGTGGTCTTCTGCTCCGAGGGCGCCTGGGCCTACATCGCCAAGGAGAAGGACTCCCAGGGCCGCCCGCTGATCGTGACCGGCTATCACGGCCCGGTCAACGCCTACGGCCTCGGCGAGGCCATCACCTACGGCCAGATCGCCGGCGAGGTGACCGGCCTGTCCGTCGTGGCGAGCTGGGCGGCCACCGACAACCTGCTCTACGTGGCCAAGGCCGACGACATGCTGCTGCTCGAGTCGTCCACCTTCAACTTCCGCTACGAGGAGGTGCTGGGGCCCGAGTCCATCCGCCTCGGGGTCTGGGGCTACGCCGCCCCGGTGGTGGCCCGTTACCCCGCCGCCCTGGCCCAGATCAACGCCGGCACCACCATCCCCACCCCGGCCGCCGAGCGCGAGCTGGCCCCCATCGAGATCGAGGGCGCCGGACGCGTGGAGGCCGACCTCGGTGGCGCCGAAGCCGAAGAGCAAGCCGAAGCCGAAGAGCCCGGGTCGGGCCCGGGCACGCCGCGTCGGAGGCGCTGAGCGATGGCGCTGTCGGACCTGTTGGACCTGCTCCCCGACAACACGTCGGGCGAAATCAGCCCGGCCGACATGCGCACCATCGTCACCGCCCTCTATGGCGACGCCAACCCGCCGTATGCCAACGTGGTCAACCAGGGACCGGCCACGTTGGCGGTGGCGGCGGCCTGGACGGCGGTGCCCGGCACCGCCCCCTACGCCTTCACCCTCGAGTCCGACGCCGACGTTCAGTTCGTGCTCTCGCTCAACGTCGATTCGATGTCCAACAACAACCAGATCCAGGTCGGTCTCGACCTCTCGGGCGCCACCATCGTCGCGGTGGGGTCCAAACCCGAGCAGGTGCTCCTGATCGGGGGCAAGCAACAGGTCCAGGCCCGCCTCGAGGTCACCTTCGTGGCCGCCCTGGCGGCGGGGACGACCAACATCGCCATGAAGTACACGGCCCAGGTGGCCGGCGGCCTGCTCTCGGCCATGGCGGTCCAGGCGGTGACGGTGTCGGGATCGTGAGCATGCCGAGCGCCTTCGACCCGGGCTATTCGCCCGGCTTCGGCGCCCCGTACACCGCGCCGGTCACCACGGGCTGGCCGACGGTGTCCGACGTTCAAAACCTGCTGCGCGTCGAAGCCGGGGTGACCGGCGACGACACCCTGGTCGGCCAGGAGCTCAACGCCGCCATCGGCTGGGTGACGGCGCGCTGCATGCCCGAGTACGTGACCGAGGGCACCGACCGCTTCTTGCCCGACCAGCTCTTCGCCGTGGCCATGCACGAGGCGGCGCGCCTGTACCGCCGGCGTGACAGCGTGGACGGCACCATCGGCTGGGGCGACATGGGCGTGGTACGAGTCGGGCCCAAGGACCCCGACATCGAGACCCTGATCGCACCGTTCCTCAACATCGTGTTCGCGTGAAATGGAACCGCGCCACCGTGGCGGCGGCGTTCGCCGCCACGCTCGAACCCGCGGTCGGCGTCAAGGTCCACCAGTGGATGCCCGAAATTCTGAACCCGTACTGCCTGGTCGTGAACCGGCCGGTCAGCGTCAACTACGGCGCGGTCGCGTTCGGCGCCGACGAAGGCGAAGTGCCGGTCGTCGTCGTCGGCGGCGTCGAGACCGAACCGGCGATTGACGCCCTGAAGATGACGGCCCGCGACGCCGTCGAGGCCGACCCCACCCTGGGCGGCGCCGTGACGAAAGCCTGGCCGATCCTCGAGCGCAACTGGTTGAACCGCGTCGGCGCCGGCGGCCTGCAGCTGCTGACGGTCGACCTGGTCTTTACGGTCGTGACCTGATGCCCGCCCCCACCGTCGCCGTCGTCGGCATGTCGGCCCTACGGCGTGACGTCACGCGCATGACCGCCCAGGGCGGCGCCCTGAACGCCGCACTCGTGAAGGCCGGCCTGGCGGCCGTGGCGCCGGTCGCCGACGCCGCCCGCGCCAGTCTGCCCCAGGTCAGCGGCCGCCTGGCCGCCGACGTGCGCACCAGCGCCACGAAAACGGGCGGCGCGGTTCGCATGGGCCGCGCGTCGCTGCGTTATGCCGGCTGGGTCGAATTCGGCGGTCACCGCAAGGCGCCGCACCCCTCGACCCGCCAGTTCGAGCCGCGCGGCCGCTACCTCTTCCCGGCCGCGCTGACCCTGGCCACGGCGGTCGCCAACCGTTACGACCAGGCCGTCACCCAGGCGCTCAATTCTTTCCAATGGACGAACGAAACCACGGACGCCGCCGGCGTTCACGATTAGGAAGGTAGGCCATGCCAACAGCTACAAAAGAACGAAACGGCGAGCCTGAAATTCACACATTCGGCACGCCCGAAACGATGGCCGCCGGCGACGCCACGCCGCCGACCGCGCAGCCGCTGGTGCTCAACGACGCCTACTACGAGCTGACCGGGGTGAACCTGCGCTGTCTGGTCAAGCACCTGGAATTGGTGCCCGAGAACAAGCTGCAGACGGCGACCACGCTGTGCTCCGAGGTCGACTACGTCGGCGTTACGAAATGGCACCAGCGCGTGACCTTTTACCAGTCCTTCGACCCGGGCGCGACCTACGCCACGCTGAACGCGGCCTATCAGGCCTGGGTCACCAGCGCCCAGCCGGCGCAGTTCAAGGCGCGCCCCCATTCGTCCCAGGTCGCCAGCGCGACGAACCCGGTTATTTCGGGCCTGGTCATCCCGATGCCCTTCGAGCTGCTGATCGGCGACGCCGGGGTGCTCTCCGAGGTCGTCATCGACTGGAACATGACGGCACCGCCCACCGTCGACCTGGGGTCGGTCGCCGCCACCGGCGCCACCGCCGGCGTCCCCGGCTATTTCACGCCGCTCGGCTGCGTCACGCCGGCGAACCTGGCCGCGCTGACCGCCGGCGTCACGGCCTCGCCGGCGGCGAACTGGACGGCCGGCCAGTACGTCATCACGGCCGACCATATCGGCGCCAACTGGAACGGCACGGCCTGGGTCGCCGGCGTTCACCCCTAAACCGTCCAGAATCGCCCAGGAGGTCACGAAACGAAAGGGCTGGCACCAATGGACCAGGAACCGAACACGCAAAACGCCGCGCCGGTCGTCGACCTCGACGAACCGCTGCCGACGCTGGTCACCGTGACCCAGGAATTCAGCGCTCGACTGCCGACCCAGCGCGTCATCGACACCATGGCGCGCGCCGAACCCGGCGTGAATTTCGCCGACCTGGCGCAGAGTCAGCCGTTCCGAATCGTGGCGTTTCGTGCGCTGCTGCGCGATTTCCCCGGCCGCGACCCCACGTCGCTGTGGATGCACTCCTACGACGTCGAATGTCAGGTCGTCGAGGCAAACCCTACGAACGGGAGGTCGCCGACGCCCGCGCCCGGTTCTGCCATTACTGGAACCTGAAACCCTGGGAAATGGACGAACTGACCGATTCGGATTTCGCCGCCATGCTGCGGCTGATGACGGCCGAAGCGCGCGAAATCGAGCGCGTCAAGGCGGCGACCGCCCGCGCCGCTAGAAGGTAGGGACCATGGCCGGCCCATCGGTCATGGTGCGCGTTCTCGGCGACGTCAGCGGTCTCGGCCAGGCGTTCACCGGCGGCGCCACGAAGGCGGAAGGGGCGGCGACGAAGATTCACGCCGCCTTCTCGACCGTGCTGGGCCAACTGAACCAGACCGGCGTGCTGGGACCGTTCGGCCAAATGCTCGAACAGGCGAACAGCTCACTCGAACAGCTGAGCGGCCACGGAAAAGAGGCGTCGACCGTGCTGCTGGGCATGGGCGGCACCGCGCTGACCGCCGGCCTGGCGCTGCAGCAGGCCGGCAGTAAGGACCAGGCGGCGCACCAGCAGCTGCAGGCGGCCGTCACCGCCACCGGGAAGAGTTATTCGACCTACGCCGGCCAGGTCGAGGAGGCCATAAAGCACCAGGCGAAGTTCGGCAACGACGCCGTCGAGACGCAGAACGCGCTGCAGAAGCTGACCCAGGCGACGCACAACCCGGCCGAAGCGCTCAAGCTCTTGAGCACGGCGACCGACCTGGCCGCGGCGAAACACGAAAGCCTGACCGAGGCGGCGACCCAGTTGGGCAAGGTCTACAACGGCAACGCGAAATTGCTGAAGGAATACGGCATCGTCGTCGACAAGCACACGCATCTCACGGCGCAGGGCCAGACGGCCACCGAGGCCCTGGCCAAGGTGCTGGCCGGCCAGGCCTCCGCGTCGGCCAATACCTTCAGCGGCCACGTCAAGGCGATACGGACCGAAATGGAGAACGGCGTCGCCACGATGGGCCAGCGCTACGGCCCGGACCTGACCAAAGTAGGCGCCGCGCTGTCTGGCGTCGGCGCCATTATGAAGGTCGTCCAGGGCGCGACGCAGCTGTTCAAAACGACCCAGGAGGCATCGACGGCGGCGACGGAGGCGGCGACCGTCGCCGAAGATGGGCTGAACGCGTCGCTGCTGGCGAACCCGCTGGTTCTGATCGTCGCCGCCATCGTCGCCGTTATCGCCATCATCGTTATTTTGGTCATGCGGGTAAAGGTCGTGCGCGACGCGTTCAAGGACCTTTGGGCGTTCAGCGTGTCGGCGTTCAAGGACATTTGGAACGCCATAAAGACGGCGTTCGATTTCGTCGTCGACCACGCCAAGGACGTCGTGGCCGCCCTGCTGCTGCTGCTGGGACCGCCCGGCTGGATCATCGCGGCGTTCGTGCTGTTCCACAAACAGATCATCGACTTCTTCACCAAGCTGCCGGGCGAGATCGTGTCCGCCATCGGCGACGTCGGCAAACTGCTGACCCAGATCGGCGAGGACATCTTGAACGGCCTGTGGGCCGGCATCCAGTGGGTCTGGAACAACGTCGTCCTGGGCTGGTACCTGGGCCTGGGCAAGCTGATCGTCAGCACCATCGGCGACCTGACCAAGGTGCTCGAGCAGGCGGGCAAGGACCTCTTGGGCGGCCTGTGGGCCGGCATCCAGTGGGTCTGGAACAACGAGATCGCCGGGTGGATCGCGATAGGCGACTGGATCTCGGGCGCCGTGGGCGACCTGGGCAGCGCCCTGGTGTCGGCCGGCAAGGCCCTCATCGGTGGCCTGTGGAACGGGATGAAGACGGCGTGGAACGACGTCACCGGCTGGATCGGCGGTCTCGCCGCCCAGATCTCGAACCTGACCGGCGGCATGTTCAACGGCATCACCAACGCGTTTATCGGCGCGCTGAACCTGCTGATCGACGCCTGGGACGGGTTGCATTTCAAACTGCCCGATATCAATTTCGGCCCGATTCACATATCAGGGCCGGATATCGGCGTGCCGAACATTCCCCATATCCCCAAGGTCGACACCGGCGGCTACGTCGCGCGGACCGGCCTGGCGGTCATCCACCAGGGCGAGAACGTCATACCCGCCGGCCGGGCCGGGCCGATGGTCAACATCGAGAACATGCACGTCGCCAAGGACCTCGACGCCGATGCCTTCGCCAAACGCCTGGCCTGGCAGCTGAGGCTGGCCGTATGACCATCGCCCCCGCCACCGTGCCGCCCGGCACCTACCCGCCCGCTGTACGGTCAGCCTGGCTGGACCTCTACGGCGACGGCACCGTGACCGTGCCGCTCGAGGACTACGGCCGCGGCTACTTCTGCTCGAACCTCGACCTCGGCGCGCCGGCCGTCCGCGCCGTGGTCTACAACCGGCCCGACGCCCACGGCGAGGTCGACCTGACCCAGTACTTCGGCGGCCGGGTCGTCACGATCAACCTGTCGGCCTATGCGGGCGCCGGGGCGCAGATCGACGCCATACCCTCGCTGTTCGGCAAATTCTCGGTGCCGAGCGCCCGGCCGGTGCTGCACTTCATCCTGAACCGCCCCGGGGTGGCCGAGCGCACGCTGGCGCTGCGGCCCTCGGCCTTCTCCTGGCCCATCACCGCGCCCGACCGGCGTGACGTCCAGCTGCAATTCGAGGCGGCCGACCCGGTCATCCGCGATGTCGCCGTGAAACAGGCCACGGCCTGGTCCGGCTCGACGGTCGGGGCGGGGCGCACCTACAACCTGACCTTCAACCGGGTCTACCCCGCCGGCGGCGGCGCCCAGGTGAACGCCACCGTGCAGACCAACGGCGACGTGGCGCTGTCCCCGCTGGTGCGCATCTACGGGCCCATCACCACCCCCCAGGTCGGCTTCTCGCTCCAGGTGGCCGGCACCCAGTACGCGCTCTACTTCGTCAGCGGCTTTCGCATCGACGTGGGCCACCGCGTCGATGTCGACTGCGCTGGGCGCAGCGCCTTCTACGACGGCGACCCCACCCAGTCGGTGCTCTCGAGCATCGACTGGCGCTACTTCAACCAGGCCGGCTACGTGCCGAGCTGGCCGCTGATCCCGCCCGCCCCCGAGTCGGCCGTCCTCACCCTCAGCGGCACCTCGACCAGCTCATCCACCCAGGCCGTGGCCATATGGCAGGACGGGTACCTCACGTGACCGACCTCGCCGAAGCCCCCACGCCGGCGGCCGCACCGGGCACCTACCCGGTGCCGGCGGGGCGCGGGCGGTGGCGCCTGACCCTGCACAACCGCGTCTACGGCGACGCCACGCCGGCCACGACCCAGATCGCCGAGCTCTCAGAAGCCACCAACCGCAAACTGGTGCGCGCCTGGGACACCCCGGCCGTCTTCACCTTCGACCTCGACGGGTGGCGCCCCTCGGCGCGCTATGTGGCCGAGCTGTGCACCGAGGTCGTGGCCTGGCGCTGGGACGACACCACCGGCGCCGACGTGGCCTACTTCCGCGGTCCGATCACGGCCAGTTCCGACACCGTCGACGAGCAGTCCCACGTCGTCAGCTTCACCTGCACCGACTACCTGGCCCTGTGCCAGCGCCGGATCTGGGCCCAGGCGACCCCGTTCACCTACACCCAGGACCAGGACTGGGTCGCCAACACCCTGATCGGGCTGTGCATCAATGCCACCAACAGCGCCAACACCTCGTTCGGGGCGTCGTCGTACCTGCCGCTGAACGTCGCGACGGTCAATCCTGACGGCAGCGCGCGCACCTTCGGGTCCAGCGGCCAGTCGCGCACGATGACCTGGCAGGGCAACGCCGAATTCCTGACGATGTTCGACAACCTGGCCAAGCTGGCCAACGGTTTCGACTACGACGTTGTGCCGTTCGGCTTTTCGGGCCAGCGTGACAACGTCCGCTTGTTCTTCCCCGCCCAGGGGGTCACCCGCAGCGCCCCGGCCCTGTACTACCCGGGCAACGTGACGGCGTTGCAACGCCAGGTCACCTCGGCCGATTACTCGAACTACTGGCGCACGCTGGGCAACAACCAGAACGCCACCCAGAACGCGCCCCAGATCTTCGGCGAGGCCAACACCCCCGACGCCATGGGCGCCCAGGCCGGGGCGGTCGGCCTGTGGATGACCGGCGACTCGGCGCCCGACCAGGCTCCCACGGGGGCGCTGCTGACCCAGATCGCACAGGGCCAGCTCAACATCTACTCGGTGCTGATGCCGACCTACACCCTCACGCTCGCCCCGGGCTTCTACTACCAGGGTGCGTTCAACATGGGCGACACGTTGCCGCTGATCGTGCAATCCGGCCGGCTCAACGTCAACACCACCCTGCGGGTGATGGGCATGGAGTTCGAGACCACCGACGACGGCACCGAGCGCTTGACCCTCACGGTCGGTCGCTCGCCCACCAGCCTGGCCAAGATCCTGGGCAATTACCAGGCCGACATCCGGGCCCTCTCGAGGAGATGACGCCATGACCCGACTTGCGCCCTTGTGGCAACAGGGCGGCTCCTACGCCGCCAGCGTCGACCGCATACTGCCCGCCACGCTCTGGCCGTCGGGCGGGGTCAGCGGCGGGGCGGTGAGCGCGGTGGCCAACACCATGACGGTCAGTGTCGCCCCGGGCACCGTCGCCGTGGTGCTCCAGGCCGGCCAGGGGGTGGCCCTGTGTCGCTGGGACGCGGCCGAAATCGTCACCATCGCCGCGGCGCCGCCGGCCGGCCAGAGCCGCATCGACCTGATCGTGGTCCAGGTGCGCGACAACGCGCTGGACGCCGGCGGCAACAACGACTTCGTCATGGCGGTGGTGACCGGCACCGCGGCCACCACCGGCTCCCAGGTGCCGCCGGCGGTGCCCACCAACGCCTACGCGCTGGCCCAGGTCCTGGTCGGGCCGTCCATCGCCAACCTGAACACGGCCACGATCACCGACCTGCGCACCGGGCCGCTGGCGGCGGGCAACCGCCGCGTCAAGGCTTACGCCACGGCCAACCAGTCCGTACCGGCAGCCACCCAGACGACCGTCACCTACGCGGCGACCGAATACAACACGGCCGGGGCCGACATGAACGTGGGCACCGGGGTCTTCACCTGCTCGGTGCCGGGCCGCTACCGGGTCTCGGCGAGCGTGGTGACGAACATCACGCTCAGCGCGACACCCTTTACGCAACTGCTCACCTTCGTGAAGAACGGTGCGGTCTACCTGCGGGGCATGCAGCTCGTCTCGGCGACCGGATCGACCAGCTATAACAGCGGCCTCAACGGTTACGCCGAGATGGACCTGGCGGCGGGCGACACTGTCCTGACGGCGATCCAGGGCAACCAGGCCTTCAGTACCCTCGGCGGAGCGCCCTACGTGCAAATGACCGTGAGCCTCATCGGCCCGACCTGAGAGGAGTAGAGAATGACGACCCAACCCGAACCCCAGGTGATCCCCGAGCCCGCCCCCGAGCCCGACACCGAGCCGGTCCACGAGGGCGCCGAAGAGAAAGAACCCGATGGCGCTCCGGCGTGAGTGGATCGGCTCACCGAACTACTCGAGCCGGGGTGCGGCCGTAAGGCTGGTGGTGCTGCACACCGCCCAGGGCGCGCGCACGTATCAGGAGCTCGGGAACTTCTTCGCCAACCCGAGCTCGGGGGTGTCGTCCCATGTCGGCATCGACGACACGAGCGGCGTGGTGGGCGAGTACGTGCGCCGGGATCAGAAGGCCTGGACGGCGGCTTCGGCCAACCCGTACTCGGTCCAGGCCGAAATGTGCGCCTGGGCCGAGTGGTCCTACGCCCAGTGGCAGGCCCACCCCCAGATGCTGGCCAATACCGCCGAGTGGATCGCAGAGGAGTGCGCCGCCTTGTCCATCCCGCTGGTGCGCCTCAATGCCAGCGAGGCCCAGGGCGGCGCAGCCGGGGTGTGCCAGCACGCCGACCTGGGCGCCGCCGGCGGCGGGCACTGGGACTGCGGGGGCGGCTTCCCCATGGACGACGTGCTCGAGATGGCGGCGGGCGGCCGTCCCAACGTTGGCCCGGCGCAGAAAGGAAAGACCATGATCGCAAGCACCGACACCGGCCGGGGGTACTGGACGACGACGGGCGACGGCGCCGTCTACGCCTTCGGAGACGCGCAGTTCCGGGGCAGCAGCTTCGACATCGACCCCAACCAGCCCGGCGCCCAGCGCGTCGAGATCTCGGGCGAGGTGGTGGGCATCGCGGGCTGCGGGCGCAGCGGCTACTGGCTCATCTCGTCCGACGGCGGCATCTTCGCCTTCGGCGACGCCCAGTACTACGGGCGACCGGACCGGGTCTGAGACGAAACCGAGCCCCGACGCCGTCGCCGCCCTGCTGGCGGTCGCCCTGACCCTCGCCGTCGTCGCCATCGGCGTCGCCCTGGTGGCGAACGTGCTCGAGCGCCAGAACCCCGTCGCCACCCTGGGGGAGAACACGACCCAGGTCCTCACGGCCACCGTCGGCGGCGTCATCGGCATCCTGGGGTCGTATCTGGGTCGCCACCACAACGACCGCGACTAGGTCACAGCGGTAGGGCAGACTGGGACCCCCAGGCCGGCGTCGCCCAATCCCTCTTTCACGTGTTCGGGCACTTGTTTGGGGCGGCGCCGGCCACCCCAACCTTTTCCACAGGCGCCGATAACCACCCTTACGTAAAGCTGCTCTCGTCCAGCTGGTTCAAGAACCGTCCGAGCTCGGCATGCAACCGTCGGAGCATGTCGTAATAGGCAGCACGCTCGCGCTGGTTCAGTTGCTCGGGGCGGATCAGCTCGAGCGTGTCGATCAGGTACTGGGTGGCACGCATCAACGTCAGCCTCACTCTGCTGGACCGGAGCTCAGTGCCTCGAGTGCCACCCGAAGGAGTTCGGTTAGTTCGACCTTTGACGCTTTGAAGGCTTGCTTGTTGTCTTTGTCCGGCTTCTCAAAGCCCTGTCTTTCGAGACGACGCATCTCATCGCGAAACCTGACGCCGGTCATGTGACGCCGCCCTGTAGCACCGATTTCGGC